TGTAATAAAACAAAACTTCTCACAATATTGCTACCACGATGCGTAAACACGAAAAGATAATTAGGAGAGGCTAAGGTCTGCTTCTCCTTCAATGTCAATATGATAGAATTTGTCTGCCCCTTCGTTAAATATATCATACCACTAAATAGAAAAATCAATGAATTTTACAACAAAGAAAAAAGCCACCCCAAAGGGATGGCTCTAATCTACCTACCTATAACGAACTACGAAAGCAATTAGGAAGTTAAACCTGCAATGATTGAGCTGCTAACCTCAGGAGCAAGTTCCTTTTCTCCGCCTGTGAAAGTAAGTGAGTAACCACTTCTATCTCCTTGGGCAGTTCCGGTGGCAGCAGTTCCACCTGTTACATCCAATCCTGTGTAGCGACCTACTAACCAATATTTATCGTTAGCATCTTGCACAACAGCCATCAGAGTATTTTTAGCCAATAACAAGATTTCATTTCTTGTATTAGCTTGGAGTTTGTTCAAAACGACAGTCATCTCTTGGGCATAAAACACAGTTCCGTTCTCAACAGAAGCGGTAATGGTTTCAGTCAAAGCACCTGTATTCTTTACTAACTCATATTTGTAGAATACCTTACCAGCCGACTTCGTGATAGCAGAAACGATACCTGAAGCCTCTGTAACTGAACTCACGTTAGCGTGAGCAATCAGCCATACTGCTTTGATACCGCCTAAGCTTTCCCGACAATCGAGTGTGTATCCTTGTGTTAAAGCACAAGCCATTTTTAATAATTTTTAAGCGTTATTAAAGAGTGGGTAACCCCGAAAGATTACCCACCTTTTTAATTAGATAATGAAAGAAGCAATCTCATCCAAGAAGGCAACATTCACACCCATCTTGAACTCAGATACGAAACGAACTTGGTCAGCCTCTTTGGCATAGAACAACTCGAAACGCTCTTCTTCATTAAGCAGGTCAGTTCCAAGGAACATATTGCTCAAACGGATAGCATAAATCTTGTTAGTACCATTCAGACCGGGAGTAGCTACGACTTTGATTGGAGTACCGGGCAGGAAGAACTCGCTGTCAGCCTTACCATCAAAAGCATAGTTGAACATATTAGCGTTCTTCAGAGCGATTGTGTAAGTACGGAAAACGTCTTGACCACACCAGATAGTCATATCATCTTTAGCAACAACGGTAGCAGGGATAGCCTTGTAAAGGGCATCGAAGATGGCAACTACGTTAGCAGTAGTGATTGCAGTAGCAGTACCACCGTAATAAGTAGCGTTGTTGGCTTCAACAGCAGAAGTACCAATCAGGGTAACCAAACCTTGGAACTTATTAAGGTTTACGTTAGCTGAACCAGTAGCACCTTGCCAGATAGCAGTTTCCAACTGAGAAGAGATACGAGCAGCCTTCTTGTCTGTATAGTCAGCAGCGAAAGCGATAGAATCGTAACGGCTTCCCTCAGGCAGAGCCTTCTGGAGATACTTAGCCTCCAGGTCTTTAGGACACAGAGACTCGTTTACTTTGATTTTACCTACGGTTACAGTACGCTGAGTGAAGGTAGTAGAACCTGAGGCATTAAAGCCGCAAGAACCACCAGCTTGGAAGATAGCGTCAGTATCCATAATGTTAATGGTCTCGGCTGATTTTACACCGACCATTACGTTTCCTTGACTCTTAATCAAGGAAGCGGTTTTGCTTCCGAGTACGGAAGAAGTTACCAACAGAGATTCATTCTCTTTGGTATAGTTTGCTAATGCTGAAACGTCAAAAGCCATTTTACTTAAATTTTAATTTTTGAAAGATTATTTTGCGTAATTTGAAAGAAAGCGAGAGATTTTGTCATTCTTGCTTGGGAAATGCTTTTCGAAAACTTCTTTGGGTTGAGTAGGAGCAACCTGAGGGGTCTTAGTCAATTCGATAACGACATCAGTAAGTTCTTGAATAGCTTGTGAGAACTTAGCAGATTGGTCAGCCATCATAACCTTTGCCTCATCCTTTTTCTTACCATAGTCAGCAAGTTGGGCTTCCATTTCGGCAACCTTCTTTTTCAAGAGTTCAACTTCTGTTTCTGGCTCTTCAACTGGAACCTCGGGGCTTTCAATTTCAACGATTGTGGCATTCTCATCCAAAGTAATTACCGTGCCATCAGCGAGCTTATGCTCTCCGGCAGGAGCAGGAAGTTCATTACCAGCTTCGTCAACAATAGAAACCTTACCGCCAAGTTCAAGTTTGTCAATCATTACTTTAACACCTCCCTCGAGTACATACTCGGCGAAAGTGGCAGCAACTACCTCGGGCTGAGCCTCGGCAAACATTGCTTTGATTTTCAATAGTGCTTCTTGTGGAGACATAAAATTTATTGATAAATAGTTAAATACATTTCTGGTTACCATATAGACAAAAAAGGGGAGTGTAGAAACCCCCCCCGAACTTAACCAAACTATGAAAAACCTAATCTATTTGCTTCAGAATTGAAATAATATCTTCCATCATCTTCTCTTCTTTGCTCATCGGTTTGGAATAGTTAAAGATACCCTCAACCGAAAAACCTCTAATCTTGCCATCCTTAACCATATTCCAGACATCATCGTTTTCAACCTTGAAAGAGCCAAACCACGAACCATCATTTACATCCTCAAACCCCTTCATTGGTTTAACCCCTCTTTTCTCATCCACTATCCAACTCTCAAACATCGTTACACCATCCATCACTTGACCGCTATCGTGCATCAAATTTACGTTATTTTGGTAACCTTTCTTAAAATATTTTTGAGCAATTTTTTTAATAGTGTCTTTACTAAATACAACATAGTACTCTCCGTTTCCATCGTTTCTATAAATAGGGGTGTCAGCTAACATCAACGCACCTGTAATTATCCTTTCCTCTTCATCTTGGATAGCAAATGATTGTCTTTCGATTTGGTTTAACTTACTCTCTGCCCAACTTAAAGCACTTGCACCACCCCAAGCATCGTACATTAATTGACCGCAGCCATCCCCATAACCCTTTGAGGTCTGAGCAGCGTCTTTATGCCTTGAAAGAAATGAGTACATTCTCTTAATCGTTTCAACGCTAATAGGTTCACCTTTAGCTAATTGATTTGCTCTTTGCTTTCCGACAGGTGTACCACAATCCCCCCATCCGTTTTCTTCAGCCCAATCCAGAGCGTTTTGAGCATTGTTCTTTACGGCATCCGGATAATCAGAGTAACTATCTTGAAACGCTAAGAATGACTTTTCAATTGCAGGTCTATCAACCAAGGCAACAAAATCAACCTCAACATTGCTATCTAAATCTTCGCTAATATCTAAGCGGTATATCGGTAATTCTTTTTCCATAACACTAAATAGAGTTTTATCCTAATCTTGCTGCTCTGTTAATTCTCCTTATCCTTTCCTGAGAACTACTTACATCACTTTCAACGACATACGCTCTGCTGGTTGCGTTTCCTAATTGTTGTATTGCCTGAGCATTTAGTAAAGTAGATTGAACCTGTGGGGTAGGAGCCGGAGCAATCGGGGCTGATACATTTGAAGTAGAAATATTAGGACTACCGACCGCACCATTTGTTTTTGTTCCGATAATTGATTTTACATTCTTAAAACCTGTTGCCAAAGCCGAAACCATCGTGGCAATCTTAACCCCCAAAGAAACAGGAGCAACACCGGGAACAGGAGCAGCAAATACCTGAGATGCTGCCTTATAGGTGTTGATAGTCGCTTCAGCAATCGCAAACGCTTTACCGGCAGCGGTTGTCTGACCTAATATCTGAGCGATATTTCCGGCTGCGGTTGCGTAATTACCCAACTCTTGGTTTAACGCATTCATACGAAGGTTCTTTTTTAATCCCTCGTATTGTTCCTCTAAAGCTAACTCTGCCTCTTTGTTTCCTTTAATAATATTGAACTTTTTTTGAAATTCGTTATCAAGATTAGCGAGTTCAATCTCTGTTTGAGAAAATAACAACTCTCTTAAAACATCGTTTCGCTCTTCTGAATTTTCTTGTAGCTTTTTAATGTTATCTAAATTCCTATCAATGCTACCTTGAACTAAAGTATCTCTTTTCTCAATGAATATCTTTTCGTTCTCTAATTCTTTATCTTGTTTTTCTTTCTTTTTTTGAATATCGGCATCTCGTAAACTATTTGCAAAATCAGTACTCCTTTGTAGGTTTCTTCTTCTTAACTCCTCTAATTGATTTTGATATTCAATTTCCGCTTGTGCATCCTTTTCGGCTCTGGCTCTTGCATCATCCGATGCTTTCTTATTGGCATTTTCCTTGTCTTTGTTAACTCGGATTGTATTATCTAAAGAATCAACTTGCGACTTAAATTCTATATTTTTAATTTCCTCAGTAGATTGTTCAACCTGCTTTTTTAAGTTAGTATAATACTCATCATCTTTACCAGCTTGTTCAATTTGTTGTTCAGTTAAATCAACATTAAACTCTTTTGCAGTCGCAACGATAGTTGCCCTATAATCAGCAAATTGCTTTTGTAGTTTCTTTTGGTTTTCTTTGGCTGCCTGTAATTCAAGGTTGTTATAGTTTGTGTTAATTTTGTAAATTTCATCTGCACTTTCATTGGCAATCTCGGCTTGTTTTAATGCCAATGTCCTTGCCTGAGATAAGTTCTTTTGTTGTTGTTCGTATAATCTATTTTGTTCTTCTAATGCATTATTTAATCTGTCTTGTGCTTCTTTTGCCCTATCAGTTCCAGATGTCCAACTTGTTATTTTATCTACTACTAAACCTATCCCAATTGCTAAAGCACCGATACCTGTTGCAATAATAACTCCTTTCAAAACCTTGAAGGCCGTACCCGTTCCAGTTACCGCAACACCAAAAGCCTTTTGAACTTGTGTAGCAATAACAGTTACAGCGTTATTTGCCTTCTGGAATATGGTGCTATTTTTAATAACCGCACCCAACTGCTTGAAAGAATCAATACCTTCTCCGATAGATTGCAACCCCTGAGAGATTGCCATAGCCGATTGAACCTTCAATAAAGTTTCTTGTACCTTATCGCTTTCTACACCTACCAATCCTAAAGCACCTTGCACCGCACCGAAGCCACCTGCAACGGCTGATAATGAAGATGTGAACGCTCTAAACTTAGCATCCGGATTGAACGCATCGGTTAAGGCTTTGGCATCCCCAATAGCATCTTTTAATTCCGCTGCCTTTTGTGCTGCTTGTACCGCCTCTTTCGATGTCGCACCGAATTTGGCTGATAACTCAGTAACATCTTTTTGTGCTTCCCTTAATTGTTGTTTAAGCGAGCCTACTGATTTTATCGCATCGCCACCTTCAACCTGTATTTTTATGCCTATTGTTTCCTGTGCCATTGTTAATAATTTAATTCAATCACTTTAAGAAATTCGCATTTCGTAGAATCAGGAACAGTAGGGTTAAAATCAATGACTTTATTCAATCTCCACAAAGCACCATCGATATATATTAGCTTTGCAAAATCTAACGAATAAATATCACTTGTTGTTAGATACATATTACAAGTTAACAGTTTGGAATCTTTATCAACTATCTCATTGATATATTCACTCCAAAACGCATTAAATAGGTTTGCACTCGGGTAGTCAACCGCTATACTAAAATATAACTCGTTAGGAACTCCAAAGTTAATATCCGCTAAAGGAGTGTTCGGGTTATCTAAATGCCCTGCATAACCATAAGAGTTAAGATGAGCCCCTAAGTTTCCGTGAGGGTGTTCATTGTTCTTTATATGCCAGTTAGGAACTCCTGTTATCTTTCTAACTTGCATTATTCTGATTGAGTGTTCGGTCCTATCCTCTGATGGGTTATTCTGAGTGTTTGTCTTATTGAAAATCGTTGGGAATATTTTTGCCTCTCCGGTATATCCAACTAAGGGAGTTGCAGCAAATATCAATTCCAAACTTTGCTTGTCATTAGCAAACTCAAACCCGGTATCTTCTAAATAATCCGCATACCCAATACTGTAACGCTTGAAATAGTCATTGTTGTAAAAATCTCCATCCTGCTTGTACTTGTATTCAAAATACCTTCCATTCAATTCGCTCATTGGTTTAAGTTTGAATGGCTTATTTCTATCTACCTTATAACTCCAATCCAGATTACTGATGGATGGGTCATCTAATAACAACAGATAAGTATCATCAATCTTTAACTCTTCTTCTAAGTCATTTATTTGTAGGAAGTTTGCACCGTGTTGATAATAATCAATCCAAGGCACTATATTAAGATGCTTTTCTTTTGTGGCATCTTCTACTACGTACAAATTGAACATTTTAATTATCGAAGCAAAAAAGTCCTTTTGAAATATACCCCTTGGAATACTTGTCGCATTTATATCGATAGTATCGTTCAATACATAATCCACAAACGTAAGCGAAGATGACTTAATCCTAAATAACCCTTGTCCTACTTGTACTGTTAACAGAAAGTTTGTAGCAATATCTTGCCTAAAGCGAAAACTGACAACATCGTTAGTATTCAACGTGATGTTACCGCTTACAGATATTTCCTCCACGATTGGGGTAGCACT